AGAATTAGAATCAAATATTGATGGATCTTTGTCGATAAAAAAGTTAATAATAGAGTAATGAAAATTACAGCAGAAATAGTAAATGGTAAATGTCCAACATGTGAAGAGTTTACAATGTTAGTTGGACTTACAAAAGAAATGTATAGATGCATGAATTGTGGTGCAGATCTACAACAACATATAAATGGAAAGATAACTTATTTACCACATATAAGTAGACCTGCAGACATGAATGTGTTTGTAAAAGAATGGACAGATGCCCAAGAAATCTAAATTTGGTGTCTCTACAGCACCTCGTGATAAACCTAAAAAACGGCCTGGACGTCACAAAAAGTCAAGAAATAAACATGAAAAACGTCAACAAAAAAAACAAAGAAAAGGTTGACATAATCATATAAAGTCCTACATTGTAGATATGAAAGAAAAAATAATAACAATAAAAGTAGATGGTGCATTGCAGGGACAATGGTCTACTATATTATTAGAACTTAATCTAATGAAACGAGCGTGGAAATCTTACGGTGTTGATATAACTATGAAAGCACCTGGATTAAAAAATGTTTTAACTCATGGAACGAGAGTAAATGATGGATCTAATACTACTAAACGACGGGCTGTATAGTCTAGTATCAGTCACAAAAGAAATGATGGAAGGTATTGAGATACTTTCCGACATCAACTGTCTTGATCTTTGTGACATACTACGATTACATTTGACCACGTATCATGAACCATGGAATGTTCATGTAATGAAGGATGGAACCGGTGATTTTTTTGGCTGTATTTGTAACTAGTCTTTTAATTTTACCTGCAGTTCTTTTACTGTGGATGTGGAATCAAGAAACACCTACTCTAAAGAGGGAAAAATAAGAGTAGGTAATGGTGAGAAATTATCTTGCCTTACCATTATTCTGACACATTGTCAAATAGTCTCCTCTGGAGTGCATAAAAATCTAATGTAAACACCGTGTTTGTTGGCTTCTTCTCGACCAATTTCTTTCATTTTATTTATAGACTCATTATAACCAAACATCATACAATCGTAGGAAGTGTCAAATCTTTCAGGCCATTCATAAGCGGGCATACAAACAGCTTGTATTTGTGAACAAATAATTAAACTTAATAATATTTTCATTGACAATCCTATAATATCACCTATATATGAGTTATTAAAAATGAAAGGAAACGCATGACAGACATGAGTAAATATAAAAATGTTTCTCTAACAAAAGAAACATACGCTACTTTAGATAAACTATCAAAGGTATTATTGCCCGATGCTAAATTGTCGATAGCAAAGACAATAGAATCAATTGCAAACGAGAAAGTAAAAAAATTAAATGGCAAAATTAAAAAAAGCTAGAGTGACAATACACATATGTCCTACTTGTAAAGGTAATGGCTTTGTTAAAGTTGCAACAGAAACAACAAGTCAAGTACATCAATGTTGGGACTGTGACTCGGAGGGAGAATTTTATGAAACGGTTGATAATAATCTTATCGATGACGGTCCTTCTAACAAACTGCACTAAGTTAGAGTTTGATGGATTCGATCCGGTAACTTCAAGTTTAAAATGGGCAATTACAAATGATAAGTCAAAGTGATATAAGTTATATTGCAGGAATCTTTGATGGCGAAGGTAGTCTTCACATTAGAAGAGGACTGGAAAAGAAAAAGAAACATAAGGGTAAACCTGGATATAGAATGTCTAATTCTATGCGCATTAGTATGGAAATAGCTATGACAGATGAAAATGTAATACGTTGGATACATGAAATATTAGCTGTTGGCACAGTAATTAGACGTGATGTAAAAGGTAAAACAAAATCTGGTGGTAAATTTAAAACACAATGGCGTTGGCGATGTACGTTTAGAGATTGTTATTATGTCTGTAAATTATTGTGGCCAGATGCTAAAGTAAAATTACCTAAATTAGAACAAGTAATTGATCACTATGAACCAGAGTATTTAAAAAGTGATAATGTAGTTAGTCTACATCAATATAGGGAGGCGATAAGTTTAAAATGACAGCAGCATATGGAATAGGAATGTTTTTTTATAGTATGGGTTGCCTATTAATTGGTGCAATTATTACGTATAAAGTAATAAATAGAAAATCAGCGGAGGAGAAAGAGAACGAAGATTATTTGAAGGAGTTAAGAAAGAAACTATGAACCAAGATATAAACATACAAATATTTAATTGGGGACCATGTGTTATTAGAATGAAAATAACGGATTCGTTTAAAAAATTATTATTAGACGAGGGTGAGAAAAATAAAATAGATTACACAGAAAACTTAGCAGGTATTTTAGATAAAGAAATTGGCTACAGTGAAAAGTCTAAAAATATTATACTACCAAAACTATCAGAATGTTTAGGTGTTTATAACCAAGCATATGAACGATATATTATGAAACCTTTTGATAAACCACCACAGTATGTTTTAGCATCGTTATGGATTAATTATCAAAAGCCAAATGACTTTAATCCACCTCACGATCACGATGGTAAATTATCATTTGTGACTTACTTACAAATTCCTGAAAAATTAAAAAAAGAAAATAAAGAATATAAAGGTAAGTCTTGTGGTCCTGGAGGCATACAATTTATATACGGTAATGGTCCTCGAGATTGTATATCCTATATGTCTTTTATGCCGGAAGAGAATGATATGTATATCTTTCCTGCGTGGTTAAAACATTGGGTAGCACCATACAGGTCTGATTGTACGCGTATATCTGTTAGTGGTAATGTGCATGATTCTGCACCACTAAATAATATTGTTAAGTTTGCACCTAAATATTTAGAGAGTTTAAAAAAATAATGTTACGTTTTTACATATGGATTATGGGTTGGTCTGGTACGTTAAGTGCATGGGCATGGCGTAAGCAAGCTAAAATAATAAGAAGTAAAAGAAAATGATGAGTGATAAAGATATCGAAGATTACCATAATATAGGTAAAAAGGTAAAGTATAATGGTAAGTATGTCTATGTTGATGCTACACGTCACGAGGACCAAGGAACACGGCTCTATGATGTAAATGGTACTAGACTTCCTAGTGTGACTACGATATTAGGGGCCACCAAAGATCAACAATTTTTAAAAGACTGGAAGGCCAAAGTTGGAGAACAAGAAGCAGAACGCATCAAGAATTTATCTAGTAAGCGGGGCACTAGTATGCACAAATTCCTCGAACACTATGTACTCGGAACTGGCTACGATGATCTTACGGGGCTCGGACAAGAGGCGAAGTCCATGGCCAAAAAAGTTATTGAGATCGGTCTTGCTCCTGTGGAAGAATACTATGGGTCGGAAGTTACGTTATACTACCCAGGTCTATACGCAGGTTCGACAGACCTTGTCTGTTTACATAACGGTGTTGAAACTGTTGTTGACTTCAAACAATCTAACCGTCCAAAGAAGAAAGAATGGATCGAAGATTATTATCTGCAAATCGCAGCATACGCCATGGCACACGACTACGTCCACAACTCCACAATACAAAAAGGAGTTATCATGGTATGCACGCCTGACCTATATTATCAAGAATTTGTCGTAAATGGGTCTGAATTAAGGCGCTATAAACATAAGTTTCTCAAAAGATTAGACATGTATTATGACCTAAAACATGATGAGAAAGAACAAGCTAAAGTAAATATTAACCCGGAGGATTTTTTTAATGGATCGTGAGATATCAGGATATTATTTCGATGGCGAGAAGTCATGGATATTATACAAAGACGAACGTGGAAATGAAACAATGGAGGAAGACAAAGATGAATGAGAAACTTAGAAAGGTTCTAATGTACAGGTACAATGCAGAAATACAAGATGCTCTGTATAAGATACAATGTTTTAGTGAGCAAGAGCTGGTGATACCAGAACATCCGGATATTACAGCTGAAGTTGACAAACTATTACAGAAAATTGCAGAAGCTGAAGACAAAATGGCAGTAATGGAGCTACATTATGACGGAAATGTGTCCAAAACTGTACTATAAGATTCTGTGACAGATTTATTTTTTTTTTTTCGTTTTGACTCGAAGATTTGCTGTCCAAGTGTACTTTTGACTGTTTTACCGCATAAAATATAGCGTTTTATGGGACACTTTTTAGTACACTTTTTATTTTTGGTACACTTTAATATGTACCATCAAATTTCGGTTCACGCGCGCGAATGCATATTTTAAAATAATAAATCTGTGATAGAACTCTATATATGAAAATTCGTAAGAAGACTAAACACTTTAGAAAAAAAGCAAAGCCAATACCAGTTGAGACTCATGACTTACCTAACAATGTTAGAGTTGGTTATAAAGATATCAAAATTAGATATGTTAGACCTAATTATAAAAAATGGGAGTTAACTGATTGTTTTGGTGAGTATGATTACAGACAAAATGTTATACAAGTTCAACACGATTTATGCGGACAAGAGATGGCTAACACTATCTTTCATGAAATAATGCATGCAGCCGTTCAAGTTGCAGGTCTTAACCAAGAGAAAGCACCATTAGAAAAACCAGAGTTTGAAGAAGCTGTTGTTAATCAATTAACTAACATCATGATGGGTGTGTTTAGAGACAATGATTGGATGATAGATATGCTTAAAACTCAATTAGAAGATTCAGAAGATGCGGATTGATCCTCAATCTTTTCAGGTTCAGGAGTCACATCAATTAATTGTCCGTAGTCGTCTAAAATTTGTTTCATCTTTGCTTCTAATTCTTGTTCTGATAAGTCTTCTAGTTTCCCAGTTTTTATTATTTTTCTGTCTATGTATAATCCTGCTGCCTTGCCTCTGTTCGCTTCAGCATTTACAGCAGAAGAGAAAGAGCCTTTCTTTAGTGCAGCCTCACGAAGTCTAGCAAGTTCAGCAACATGGCCTTCGTAAGTCACTTCATGTTTTCTAAGTCTTTCTTCTTTGAGTTCACCAATATATTTTACAACAAGTGGAGAGTATTTTGGATTAGTTAGTTCTGATCCTTCACGCATAGCTCTGTCTTTGCTGTAGCCAGCAGCGATAGCAGCTTCTCGTTTAGTCATTGGCCCGTCAGGTCCACCGAATACTAAGAACTCAGCGAATCTTTGTTGCATTTCTGTTAATCTTTTTGGAACACCCATGGTTGACAATTTAAGGGAACTATCCTATAAAGTCAAGATATGAAAGATGACAGAGGCCCGAAAGATTTAACTAAACAAATAGATGATCTACATCTAACAATTAAAATGTATCAAGATATCTTACGAGATGCACAACAACAAATATATTATTGGAAACAATTCCGTTCTAAATATGAAAGTAGTGAAAATCTCTTGCAAGGTTATAAAAAAGTGATAGATGATTTAAGTAACAAGTTGAGACAAGAAAAGTAATGAGAGTACAAGACTTGCAACTATTCTTAAGTCAATTTACAAAAGGTTCCGACGCTGTAAAAAACGCTGTTATCTATGTAGAGATAAGAGGAAAGTTACATGCTATCCGACGTATGGAAGTGCACGAAAATTCAGTTCCAATCATAGGACAGCCAGGTCATAGTGCGCACAGATTAGTTCTAAAAACGGAGAAACCTTCTAAACTTATCTTGCCAACAAAACTTCAACGGGACTACTAACTTCCCTTGAAACCGGAAAGAAAATTATATGCAAAAGTTAAAAAATTTATACCGCAAATATCTTGGATTAGACTTGAAAATAATAGCTTACATGGTACTCCCGATCTATTGGGCTGTAATAATTCTGGCCACTTTTTCACAGTAGAATTAAAGGTATGCAAAGGGAATAAAATTAAGTTTAGTCCACATCAAATTGCCTTCCATGTGAAGCATCCACACAATACTTTTATCTGCATTGAGCACCTCGGTTCGGGTGCCGTAAAACTTTTTCTAGGGAGCAAGGTCCAGGAGCTTG